GCTGTTGTGTGGATTGGTTTCTATAAATTGCGCCTTGCGCGGTTGATTCCCCGCGCGGCCTCCGCCGAGATTTGGTTTTGGCTGGCCCGAAAGCTGTTCGCGTCCGGGGTTGTGATGTGCATGACGACGCTAACGCCTGCGGAACGGCTTTTTCTGTCTTTTCTCGAAATGACTTCCTCGCCGCGCTGAAGGATGGCCGGAACCTCGTCGGACTTCAGACCAGCGATGCCGCCGCCGTGATAGCGCGGCGCGCCCGCGAATACATAAGAGGGAACCATCAACCGCGCCGAGGTTTCGCCTACCGTGCCACCCTCGTGGAAAGAAAGGGCACTCATGATACTATCCAAGAATCCGCCGCTTTCCATGCTCCCGCTCAGGGCTTTGAAGAGCGGTCCCGTAATTGATTTCTGCACGAACATGCGCGTGATGTCGGCGACAATGCTGTTCGCAAAATCGTCCAAGCTGCTCAGGCTAAGCTTGCCGGACATGACCATGTTCACAATCGCATCCTCAGTCGCCTTCATGGCTTCGCCAAAAGCCTTCTCGACCGCGCCCGCCGTGTTCTCGGCTTCTTTTTGATAGGAGGCGAAAGCGCGAAGTGCCCCGGCTTGCGGATCGGTGCGTCCCGCCAAAAGCTGCTCGGCGGCCTTGCTCTTGGCGCGGTTGTAAATGTTCTGGCTGATAGCTCCCGCGTTCAAAAGCTCGTTGAGCTTAGCGATTTGATCGGCATAGCCTTCCGTGGCCGTCTTGTCGCTGTCGGTAAGCTGCTTGCCTTCCTCCTTCAGCTTGTCGAGCTTTTCCCGCGCCTGAACTTGATCGTAAGTCGCCGAGGCAAGCTGTTTCGTTTGCTCGATCAGGTCTTGCGTCGCCCCCTTGGGCAGGCGCGAAAGATACTCATCGACAAAGGCTTTCTTTTTGTCCGTCGTCTGCTCAAGCTGCCGCGTGAGATCGGCGAGAATCTTTTGCGCCTCCGCAAACGTTTTTTGATCGAACAGCTTTCCCGCCAAATCGCGCGTCTGGCTGACTTTACCCGCGTCCGCTTTGTCAGACAGCCGCGAGACGGCCTGATCGATGAAGGCTTGCCGCTCGTCGGTCAGGCCAATGAGTTGCCGTTTAAGATCGTCGATAACCTTTTGGTTGGTTTCCGCCTCTTTCTTCGCCGCCTCATTGATCGGCTTTTGCACGGCTTCAATTTGACGGCGCGCCAGTTCTTCGGCCTGTTTGACCGCCGCGTCGATGTCGCCGCCATTGCTGTTGTCTTTTTCCCGCAACGCCTCGATGCGCTGCTTGGTTTTGACAAGCTCGTCGTTGATCTTGGCGATTTTCTCGGACGGATCGTCCACAAGTTTTGCCAAAGCGTCGTCAATGCCCTTGCGCGTTGTCAGTAAAACATCGGCGCGGCCTTCTTTTTCGGCAAGGGCGCGTCCGGCTTCCGCGCGGGTCTGCTCTTCGTTTTGTTCGTTGAGCGCCTTTGTAATCGCCTCGATCTTTTGGCGAAGCTCTTCCGCTTTTTTGATGTGCTTATCGACGTTGCCGCGAGGCTGCAAAATGAAGGGAATATCCTTGATCTTCTCAAGTTCCTTCTCGGTTTTCGCCAATTCAGTTTGAGCTTCCCGCAACTGGATCGTCAAAGGCGCGGGCGACACCCATTCAATCGTCGTCCTAAAAGTCGAGGCCAGCGTGTTCAAAAAAGACTGGGCCGAGCCACCCACGGTTTCGGTCTGGCCGATGGCCTTGAGCATGTCGCCCCACGCGACCGAAAGGCGATGGGCCGCGCCCGTAAGCCCCTGCGTTTCCGCCTGTCCCGCGCCGCCGACTTGCTGTTCCAGCGCCGCAAGGATAAGTTTTTGCGCCTCCGCCTTGTTGCCCGTCTCGACAAGGTTCTTGATGACATCCTTTTGCGTGTCGGAAAAAGACACGCCCACGCGACGCAGAGCCGTCAGCCCTTCAATCGGATCTTCGAGCGCCTTGCCAAGTTGCGTAGCGGAGGAGCGCAAATCCTGCCCGAACACGGCGGACATATCCTGCGCCAGATGAATAGCCTGTTTAAACGTGTCGCCGGAGACCGACCGAAACGTCGCCATGATCGCCGAAGCCTCTTTTACGGCCTCGGCGCTCGTCATGGTCGAGCCTTCCATCTCCTCGGCCATGTCCGCGATTTCTTTGCCCGTCAGGCCGGAGGCATAGCCCGTGGCCTTCAAAACGCCTTGCAAACGGTTCTGCGCTTGCTCCGCCAGCGCGGCCTCGTCAAAGCTTTTCTTCAGCACAAGCGCAACCGCCCCAATCCCCGCCGCCGCCGCAAGTCCGGCGGGCCCAACCGCCGCCAACGCCGACCCAAGCGGCCCGATCTCCCCCGAAAGTCCCACCGCCATATTTTTCACATCGTTGGCGGCGGCGTTGAGGGCAAGCAACCCCTTGGACGAGGTTTTCCCGGCAAGCTCAATCTTCTTGAGTGACTTCTCGCCGGATTCCCCGATTTCCTTAAGCTCGGCCTTGACCTTGCCGCCTTCCATGACAGACAGACGGATGGCTAAATTGCGTTCGGGCATATTCCCTCCGTCGTATTTGTTCTTAAAATTTAAATTCTGTTAACGAGAGGGGCGTACTCTGCGGCCACGGCTAACTCATGTCGGGGTGCGACCATGAAGCTACTTGCGATTGCCTTGGTGTTCTTCTTCTCTGCCTTCAACTACGCACAGGCGAAGGAGGCTGTTTCTTCAAACGGGGTCGAATTGACAAAAAAGCAGATTGAGGCCGTCAAGAAGGCCGTTAGGAAGGAATTAAAAGACCCGGATGCAGCAAAGTTTGGAAGCATTAAAGGGGCGCTTAAGGACGGCACCATTTATGTTTGCGGTATGGTGAACGGGAAAAACAGTTATGGCGCTTATGCCGGAGAAAAACCGTTTATCGGGTTACTGGCGACAGGCGACGACAATCAGCCCAACTCCCATTTTGCTGTCATGCCGATGGCCGGAAACACAATTCCCGATGATATTGTCCTTTCACAATGCTATCAGCACGGCATCATCCTTCATTGATCTTCCCCACGCTTTAGGTTGCGGTTGATGGCTAAAATCATGCCATCTTCACAAGACGGAAGAAGCTCGGCTAATCCCGTTTGGTCATAACCGAGGGATTCTCCTATCTTGAGAGCGGCAACCATATCGAGACCGACTACCGCAAACTGCGCCATACGAAGCTGTCCAACGCAGCGCAGAGCAACGTCCCACGCTTGCCAGCCTTCCATTGTTTGGGGTTCTGAAGAACAATAGGGGCAACGTTCGCCATCCTTGTTCTCTTTTCCCTTGCTGCACGGTAGTTCCGCATCCGCACAAGCACCGCAATAATCCGGCCCGCCGCCGAAGTGCCATTTACAGCGAGCCGTTAGCCGTTTTTTTCTTGTTCCAGTACCAACGTCGGAGCTAGGTAAAGACGCTCGAACGCATCCGCGATGGGCCACAAATCCATAAGCGCGGCGATGGCTTCAGGAGTGGCTTCGGCAAGATTGTCTTCGCTATCGCCAACGCCTTCCCATTCTAGGACTGCTAACACGGCCAGCTTTTTAATGAGCGTGGCGCTTCGCACTCCTGCATCTGTCGTCGCCTCATCATCCTTAAGTGCAGCGACGCGCGCGCCCATGACCAAAGCCGTGGTCGCGGGGCGCACTTTCACGCGCACCCCGTGGCCAAGGTCAAGCCAGTAATCTTCTCGTTTCAGATTCAGTTTAAGCATTGTAACTCTCCACGTCGTTGGTCAGGGTAACAGTCAACATTTTGCCCGCTACGGCATTCTTAGCGGCCTGCCAGTTGAAGGAGGCCTGTACGCCACCGGGGCCTGTGATAGAAAGTTTTGGTTTTGGCAGGTAAACTTCATGCGCCGTGAAAAGGATCGAGCGGTTAGCGTCGATGGTGTAGCCGAAGGTCAATTCCACGGGCGTGTTGTTGGTCGCGGCGTCGATCAAGGACGTATCCGCAAACCGCACGTCGATAGACCCTGTAAGCGCAGCCACCGTGGGGTCAGCCCCATCGATCTTGCCGTCGTCACGAATGGTTTCGATCTTTTCGAGGTTGTTGGTGTAGCTGATCTGTGCGCCTGTGACGTTGCCCTGTTGGGTTCCGTCTTTCTTGACGGCCCCTTGGAACTGGTTGAAGCGTGTTACAGCCAGTTCAATTGGTATGCCCCCCGCGCTTACCGCAGCACGGCTTTCGCCCTGTGCAATGCAATTGATGGTCGCGCTGGCCCCACCGGAGCGAGCAAACGTAATTTGCATTGAGTTAGCGCGAACGCCCATATTCATGAAGAACGTCGATGGCTCCGGCATACCGACTTCCAGCGAAAGGCTCGGCAAGGCCGTCGCGCCCGACACAAAGGTATGGACATATGGATCGGCCCCCGTCGTTGTCGGCGCACCGAAAAGTGCCCGCAACCAATGGCCGAAGTAACGTAAATCAACGGGAACAACAACGTCTCCATCGACGTTAATGACGTCGCGCATGGGCTGTGCCGGATCGCGGCCTTGGCCCAAAAGGTCAGAGTTAATGAGGTTCTGTTCAGAGCCAAGCGCCGAAGATACGAACGGAAACTTGATAAAGTTTCCGACGGGCGGCGTTCCATAGACAGCTTCAAACTTTCCCAATAGATGCGCGTTCGCGCCATAGGCACGGGCCATGATAATCCTCCGTTATGTGGGTGAAAGGGGCGACCTAGCCGAGTTGGCTGGCGGTCGTGTAAATCAGCTCAATCGGCACGATGGCGGCGCGGATGTTGGCCGCGCCTTCGATGGCGATGGCGTTTGTGTCAGGGGCTTGCGGTGTCACTTGGTCGCAAAGGCCGCCCAGCGTCTGGTCGGCGGATAAAGCGGCTGCAATGTTCTGGAAAAGCCTATCCATGATCGCGTTGCGTTGATCCGCGTCGGCGGCTTGAGTGAAGACTTCCAGCGAGGCTATGTGCTGCCAGTAATAAGAAAGCGGTGAGAGAAGCACTTCCGGCTCACCGGGGTCGCCATCGCGCAAGATAAGCAGGCCTTCAGAGGGAAGCTTTTCCGGCAACACGTCATTGCGCGTGACTTTCGGGCCTGGAATGGATTGCAAGAGAACGAACAAAGCTTGCAGGACGGTTTCGCGCGTGGTCATAGCTTTTCGCCCTCCTGCCAATTCTCGATCACCATGCTCGGCAAGCGGTCGATCCACTTTTTGCCGACGCTATCGATGTCGAAGCGTTTTCTGATCGTGACCTGCGGGATCAAGACGAAAATCGGAACGGTGGTCAGGCCGCGCCCTGTGCGAAGAGCCGAGGCGCTGGCTTTAGCAAACCCACCGCGCTTACCTTTGCGGGCGCGCATGTTTTCAGCCACAAGGATGGCGGCTTGTCCCTTGCGCTTGATGAAAACAAGTTTTTGGCCGTGCGCCTGTTCCCATGCTTGAGGCGTTAGTTTTCTACGACCCGCAAGCTTTCCTGCCGCAGGGAGAGGCATGGCGAGGTACAGTCCGCTATGGGCGCGGATCAATGCCCCGTGTGCATAGCTGCCGATAATTTCAGGCGCTTTGCTAAATACGAACCCAGCCGCATTCATGCTTTCGCCCTTGGGGAACACTTTGCCGCGCCATGTTTTGGCAAGGCGCTGACCAAGGCCTGCGCCTGTAACTTGGTCGCGCAAATCCTGTTTGAGACCATCGGTTGCTTGACGAACGCCCAAGGTAACGGCGTGTTCCGCCGACTTGACTTCCTGCGCGACAATTTTTGAAAGGCTGCCTTGCAGAGCGGCAACTAGGCGCACGCTCATAACGGCACAACGTCTAATGTCCAAACCAGCCGTTCTCTATCAGCCATCGGTTCGGATTGGACAGCATAGGTAACATCATCCACCGTTAATTGATCCCCAACTTCTGGGGTCGCCACTTCGGCAACTTGAATGTCAAAAAGGGTCGTGGTGTTGTGAAAACGAGCCTCACCAAAGCTCGTAATTGTGTCCGGCTGCTTGGCAATAACGCGGACGGTTTGCGTTTCGCTTGCGCCCTTCAGAAGGTAAACGGCGCTCTTCGCCAATGTAGGATCAGCAAAGAGCGCCGCTATCATGGCCGCAAACGCCATTAGGCCGCGCCCTTAATCAGCACCTTGGGACGAGTGCAGATAGGCAGAGGGTTGGCTTGCGTGTGGAGTTTCACCCAGCGACCGAACTCCGCGTCAACGGCCTGCTTCGCGTAACGAGGCAACCCGATGGTGTTGACCGTTTCGACAAAATCCGCAGGCGCATTGTACTGCCTAAAGAGGCCTTGAACGCCCACGGGGAAGAAACGAGCTTCGCCGTCTTCGATGGAACAACCGCTTCCGCCGCGATATTCCTCAAAGACAATGCCCGCATAATCAAACTGACCACGCGCTTGACCCGTCCGCAGGAAGATACCTTCCTGAAAGCGGTCATAAGCCGCCACAACTTCCGAATGCGTGACAAGCGCATCGAAGAAGCTGGCCGAACAAAAGGCGTGGATATGATCGTAAGGAACGGCCCCCAGCGCACTTTCGATTGTGCGTTTGAGTTGATGGCACAATTTCTTGATCGCGCCGCTTGTTGACGAGGCATTGTCGAGATCAAAATCCACGTAGCTGTTGGCCGTGACGTTGAACTCGTCAAAGAGGTTATAAAGAACTGTTGAACCATCCGCGTCGATAACCTCGCCCTTGATTGCGCCGAGACGCAGATTTTCAAGGGTAAGATCATGCTTCGCGGCCATGTCGCCAAGACGGTCATTCACGACCGTTTGAACGCTTTGGACAGCCGTTTCACTCCCGAACTCCCTGACCCCTTGAACCTCGTCGGCAAGAATGGTGTCTTCAAGCGTCAAGTGAGGAACAAGCAAAGAGCGGGCTTTGCGCTTGTTGTGGCGGTTCTGCGCGGCGGGTGCACCACGCGGCGAAGTCGGGATAAGTTCAAGAGAACCTTCCTTTTCTTCAATCATAACCGAGGTTGTTGAAACGCCGCTTTCCTTGAAAAGGCCAAGCTGTCCCGCTTGGCCTGGAAGGTACGGCATTTTGTTGATGGCATCGGTCAACGACGTGACCGAAAACGCATCGTTAGAAAAAATATCAAGCATAGGCATAAGAGGTTTTTCCTTTCCGCATAGAAAAAGCCCCGTGCTTTCAAAAACACGGGGCTTTAGGTGGTTGAGAGGGTGAGTTAGACGGCGGCTCTTGCGAGAATGACCTGCTTCCTGAACTCGGATAACGCGACGGCTTTTTGAACTTCCGTAGCGCCCGTGAACCAGACAAGCTCGGCCTCATTCACTTCCGCATGGCGAGAGATAATGACCGCTTCTTTGTCGCCATCCGTCGCGTCCACGTTGTCCAGCAGAATGGCGACTGGCGTTTGCGAACCGTCGGTGTTGGCGGGATTGTACTCCTTGAATTTTCCCGATCCCGCCGCGACCGTCACGGTGAAAGCATCGCCAGCCGCAAAGTTGATCGAACCTGCCGTCAAGGTGAAGCCGATTTCACCAGCGAAAGCCGTCCCGACTTTTGCCGAACCGATGGTCACGCCATCAGGGTCTTCGACCGAGAAGGTTCCCGCGCCCGTGGCTGGCTCAATGCAGGTGATTTTGTAGTTACCTGCCTTCGCGCCTGTGCCAACGGTTACGGAAGAGATTGCGCCATTCCCCGTGTTGCCGGAAGAAGCTGCGCCGGACGCTGTGCCAACCGCAATCTTGCCGAGAACATGCCCCGCCTTGAGGTTTTGTCCCGCAAGGATGGTTGCGGTTTCCCGCGAGATTGTGCCTTCGCCCTCGGTCACGAGAAACTCGGCTTTGTGTTGGCCTTCTGTTACTTCAGTCAGGAATTAAACTC